GTATGTTGCGAATTCCGTTTTGTCTCTTTTTGACATATTTTTGAAATTTTGTAGTACGTTTTGTAGTACTACATTTAAAAAAACACTACAGAATGAGCAAAAAATACTACAGATGTTTTAAATAATACTACAACCAGAAATGGCGATATATACAATTAGACAATTTGCAGATGAGATTGGGAAAGAACCAAAACATGTTCATTCGTACATTGCCAGAAAGAAATTGATAAAGAATGGTGATAAGAAAATTGATACCTCAGAATTAATTAATGATGCATTCTTAAAAAAGTATTCTCAAAAGCTTGCTGCAAAAACTATTCTTAAACATGAGACACCGATTAATAGTGATGAAAGTGATGAAAAAGAAATCCCAAAACTAAAAGACACAAATGAATATTCACAGCTTGAATTACAAGAAAAGCAACTTCGGATTGAAAAGCTAAGACGTGAAGTTGATTTGAAGAATGAAGAATTAAGGAAAAAGAAAGGTGAAAGCATTGATTTGAATCCAGCTTTAACAATTGTTAAAACGTATTCTGTTAAACTGAAGAAGGAATTAGCAAATGGTGTTCAAATCTTAATTCAGGATATTTGCGCAAGGGAAGGTGTTGATCCAGGAAGGGCAGGTGAATACAAGCTAAAAGTGAATGATATTATTAATTCAAGCAATAAGACCAGTATTGAAGAACTGTTAAAACAATTTACAGATGGAACTTAATGATTTTGAAAAAGGATATTTAACATCGATAACGGAAAACGCTGTTTTTAGTATTACCAGAAATAAAGCATCTGGAAATTCTATCAAAAAAAGATACACGTATGATCCGATTATTCATTATAATTTTAAAGATGAATTAACTTTGATAAAAACTAGTGACTGTTTAAAGAAAATAAACATTTCACATTCTATTAAAAAAATATTAAATAAAAAAAGAATGCACTTTGAATATAGAATTGATATTGGAGGCATCTATAATGTGCATGGTTTAATTGAATATCTTGAAGTAATAGAAAATTTACAACGGCCAAATATTGTTTATAGATATACTAAGCTTAGAATAGAAAAATTAAAAATCAGTAAAAAAGCTAGATATGACATGCGTGAAATTGAATTGTACAATGAGCTTTTTAAAATAAACAATCCATTTTCTAATATTGAAAGAATTGAATGTAATGGATAGTATTCAAAAATTAATAGCTGCACTTGATAATGATCTGACTTATTTAACACCGGTTGAATGGGCCGAAAAGAATAGGGTATTAACACCAGACATAACAAATTGGCCTGGACCAATGAATTATTCAAGAACACCATACCTGAAAGAAATTGCTAATTCCATCATGCCAAATGATAGTGGGCAAATATTTGCAGTAATGAAAGGAAGTCAGATTGGTTTTTCTATTGGTGGTATTTTCACAATGATGGGTTGGGTAATTGGTGAAAGTCCTGCAAACATGTTATTCATGGTGAATAATGATGATGGATTAAAAAGAGCTATGCAGGGACCAGTAGACCAGATGATTAATAGTTCAGGCATTGCTAATTTGATCCGGGCAACAAATACAAGGGGAGGCAGGAACCAAAAGACAGGTGATACAACAAAGGGTAAAACATTTCCAAATGGTAATTTGTACACATGGTCAGGACAGGCAATTGGATCATTATCACAGATATCAGTTAAATATGGGTTTTATGATGAGCTTGAAAGATATCCTGTTGCAGATAAAAAGGCCGGTAGTTTAATTTCACTGATTGAAGAACGACACAAATCATTTGCTGATACAAGAAAGCTTTATTTCATATCTACACCTGAAATAAAACAAACATCCAACATTGAACCAATATATCTGAAAGGTGATCAACGTAAATATCATATACCATGCAGGTGTTGTGGTGAAATGATTAATTTGGAATGGCAAATAAACGTAGATCATTTAGATAAAAAAGCAGGTGTTTGTTTTGATCGAAAACCAAACGGTGAATTAATGCCGGAAACAGTTAGGTATGTTTGTCAAAAATGTGGCGATGCATTCCATAACACACATCTATATGATTGCTATGAATCGGATTTAGGACAATGGAAACCAACAGCAAAGCCAATAAGCTCAATTTATCGATCATATCATATCAGTGCACTATATGCGCCTGCCGGCATGTACAATTGGACTTACTACGCTCAAAAGTGGTGTGAAATACATCCAATTAATAAACCAACTGAAATTGAAGAACTAAAAACATTTATCAACCAATGTTTGGGGCAAACATGGGAATCTATTGCATCAGAAATTGAGATTAAACAATTGATGAAAAACACACGCAATTATGATATTGATATTGTTCCAACAGCATTATCACAGGAAGATGGAAATGGTAAAATTGTACTATTGACATGTGCAGTTGATTTAAATGGAAAAGAAGATGATGCCAGGTTAGATTATGAAATTGTTGGGTGGAGCAAATCAGGATCGAGTTATTCAATTGCCCATGGAAGTATTGGAACTTTTCAACGTTCCAAAACAGTCCGAAGTGGACAGGCAGAAAAATATGCAAAGAAAGATGAAGACCGTGTAAAATGGACTTACAGACATAATTATCCGAACAATGTGTGGGAAGTTTACGAAAAAGAAGTAATGGTGAAGATATTCCAAACGGATGATCAAAGCAGAAAATACAGGGTTGCATTTCATGGAATAGATACAGGACACTTTACCCATCATGCATATGCGTTTGTTACAAAACATAGAAATGTAGTTGGGTTAAAAGGAAAGGTTGATAATAAATACACAAAACATGATGCAGATAAATCATTCTTCAAAAAATCAACCACACAGGATAAATTGTATTTAGTTGAAGGTGATAGAATCAAAAGTGAATTAAATGGTCAAATTCAATTAGTTTGGAATGAAGATTTGGCAATTGATCAACCTGATGGTTTTATGAATTTCCCAAATCCTGATGGCGAAAGGTATATGTTAAAATCATACTTTAACCATTACGAAGGTGAAAAAATGGAAGCAGAAATGAATGCTGCAGGAACTTCTGTTGGTTTCCGGTGGGTAAAAAAACATTCAAGCTCTGTTAATCACTTCTTTGATTGTAGAGTTTACAATATGTGTATCAAATACATTTTTACTGAAATAGTATGCAAGTCTGCAAAGGTCCCTGTTAGTTGGGTTAACTTTATGGCGCTATTCAATAAATAATTGTACATTACATACTCTAAAAATGCTGTAAAGTATAAAACAAACAAAATCGTTGCTTATGAATAAACTTTAAAAGGCAGATTGTAATTCCATTATTTTTTTCTTTAAGTATTTAGCCCTGATAATAATCGGGGCTTTTTGTTTATAAAATTTCATAACTTTGAAAAAAACAACACTATGGCTATATACTCAACGTGTATTGAATACATTAGATGTTCCACCAATACAAACGATAAGATTAAACGAATTAATGCAGTCATTGAAGCACTGGAAGATTCAATGTTAGAAGGTGCATTAAAAGCGAATATTGAAGAATATTCATTGGATGATGGGCAAACCAAAATTAAAACTGTATTTAGAGACATTAACACAATTGAAGATTCAATTGTTGCATTAATAAGAAGGCGAACAAGTTTAATTAATTCATGTATTGGGCATAGATACGGCTTGATGGATGGTAAAAACATAATATAATGGGACTACTTGAATATTTTAATTTTCCATTTGGAAATAAAGAAAAGGATGATTGGAGCGAAAGAGCCGCCAAAGCTGCAACATACGAAAACGAAGTAAAATCACAGTATAGGAATACGGAATATCAAATAATAGAAACAATTTTCGATGGTGAAAAAACTGAAGGTGGATTAGGTGCACCGCTTGCTTATTTACCAGATTACACCGCGTTATCATACCGAAGTTGGAAAGCATTTACTGACAGTGATTTGGCGCAAATACTTGTTAAGGCCACTGTTAATTGGGTGATTGGTTCCGGTTTAAAATTACAATCAGAACCAAATGAAGCTGTAATTGATTCTGAAGGTTTTGATTTTAATAGGAATGAATTTACAAAACAGGTTGAAGATAGGTTTAGATTGTATGCAAGAACAAATAGTGCATCATATTCAAATATGGATAACTACAATAAAACACAAAGGACTGCATATTTTAATGCAATTGTTGGTGGTGATGTATTGTGCATCCTTAGAGTTAAAGATGGTTTACCAAACGTTCAATTAATTGATGGTATTTTTGTTCAAACACCTGGATTTGATGAAGTAGAAGCAGCAAAAGCCAGAAATAACGAAATCATTCATGGTGTTGAAGTTAATAACAAAGGAACGCATGTTGCTTTTTACGTTCCAAAAAAAGGGGGCGGTCATACTAGAATAGAGGCATTTGGAAAAAATACAAAACGACCAACAGCGTTTTTATTATATGGTACTGAATATAGAATTGATTCAGTTAGAGGTTTGCCATTATTATCTGCAGTATTGGAGAAAATAACAAAACTTGATCGATATAATGAAGCAGTTGTTGCTGGCGCAGAAGAATCTGCAAAGGTGCCTTGGTTTTTTGAACATAAAGAATTCTCAACAGGTTTAAATCCTGATTTAGGACATGTTACAAACATGTTAAGTGACCCTGAAAGCCAAACATCTGAAAGTCGTGAAACTGTAGACATGACGGAACAGGGCACCATTATAAAAAAAACCTACGAGAAACAACCGATAAACATGCCAATTGGGGCAACAATTAAGAAATTAGAAAGTGGAATGGCAAAAGATCAAGATGTCTTTACAACTGGAAATTTCATTTATATTAGTGCAGCCTTGGAAACACCATATGAAGTTGCATTGATGAAATATGTTAATAGTTTTTCATCATCAAGAATGGCATCACAATCATATTTAACTATCCTAAAGATTAAAAGATCATTATTTAATGATGCATATAATAATAAGTTCTTTGAATTGTTTTTGGATCTTCAAATACTAACTGACAAAATAAAGGCGGATGGTTATTTTTCAGCAAAGAATAAGAATGATGTAATTTTATTGCAAGCTTATAGAAATGCACGTTTCACAGGTCATGGTGTACCACAGGCAGACCCAAACAGAGAGGTTAACGCAGAAGTAACAAAAATTGCAAATAATTTATCTACACATGAAGCATCAATTGAAAGATTGGATGGTAATGATTTTGACACTACAGTAAGAAAGCTTGGAAAGGAACATGAATTGATAGATGAAGTAATGCCAAAAGAAGAACAAAATACAGAGGGGGCCGATTAGCCCCTTTTTTTTATCTCATTTTTTAATAAATCTAATTCATCATCATCCAATTCATCCAGGTATTGTGTGATGTTTTGCTTTTTGTATGAATTATTTTTCATTCTTAGTGCTGATTGGATCCAATAACTTCTGGAAGCACCATCCATTTTTCTTAATTTTTCCATTTCGTTCCAAAGGTCTGTATCCATGGAAGCTGCAGTTGTTATTGTCCCCATAAAAAAAGTGTTTTAACAAAGATAATATAAATCATTTATAACTAAAAAGATAATTCTCAACCAATAAACGCCCCTTAGACTTAATTTTGATACGAAATAAGAGCATAATAACATGGATATAAAGTTAGCTAGGGAAGTTTACGGAAGTGTGTGGATGGTGGACCATTTGACGTTTACGCAGTATTCACAAATGTTAAGTTACTTTTCAAACGGTGGTAAATTTGAAAAGCCAGAAGTTATTGGAAATGTTTTTGGAGTAATTCAACAGGACCAGGTATTTAAGGCAGGACGCATTAAAAGGATGGATGCTGTACCTGCAGGAACCATTGCCCAATACAATTTTGATTCAGTAATAACCAAAAACGGCGGCATGTCGCATAATGGTACAAAAACAATTGCTGAACAATTCATTGAAATGGAATCAAATGAAAATGTTATTGGTCACATTTTTAAGATTGAAAGCGGTGGTGGATCTGCAAATGCTATTAAATACATTCGTGAAGTATCAGCCAAAACGAAAAGAAAAAAACCATTAGTTGTTTTTGCTGAAGATGTGATGGCAAGTGCTGCAATGTATATTGCAAGTGATGCAGATTATATTATTGCAGGTTCAAATGATGCAATGGTTGGTTCAATTGGTACAATGATACAATTGGATGGTTACAAAAGCGGAACTGAAGACAAAAATGGGAAAAGACATTTAAGAATTTACGCAAGTCAATCCATCAATAAAAATGCTGAATTTGAAAAGGCAATAAATGATTATAACTATGATCTGATAAAAGAAAAAATATTAGATCCATTGGCATCTGAGTTTATTGCAGACATGGAGGCAAATAGGCCAAAAATCACAGCTACCCAAAAAACTGGTGCAATATTCAGAGCAGAAGAAGTTGTTGGAACATTAATTGATGAAATCGGATCATTTTCAATTGCAATTGATAAGGTTCATGAATTAGCATCACAAACAAGTAATTCAAACAGCCCTAAAGGGGTAATTAATAATTTAAATTCTAAACAAATGGATTTAGCAAAATTAAAAGCTGAACACCCGGCAGTATATCAAGCGGCGAAAACCGAAGGTATTAACCAAGGAACAACACAGGAGCGTGAACGTGTTGAAGCATGGGCAGTTTACAATGAAGTCAATCCTGAAAAGGTTAAGGCCGGTATTGAAAGCGGAAAACCAATGTCAGCAAAAGACATGGCAGAAATGAATTTACAGATTGCTAAAGGTGGTCAGGTAGAAGCAATTGAAAAAGAAAACCCAGAAGGCACAGCAAAGCCTGTTGAAGCTAAGACTGAAGCAGAAATTAAAGCTGCAAAACAAAAAGAAGAAATGGACAACCTTTTCAAAAAGGAGGATAACTAATGAAAAGAGAAGTTACATTAAGGGATGAAACCCGAAATCAAGCAACGTTTGACTATTTGTTGAAAAAGTTGCTGTTAGGCAAGTATACCACGCGACGCATTGATTATGCAAACATATCAGGAGCATTAGAAACTGTTGTGTCAGGCACTGTGATGGGTAGAGTTGACACCACACAAAAACTGGTTCCTATGGTTTCAACAGCAACAGATGGTTCACAAGAGCCAGTTGCAATATTACTTGATGAATTAACTGATATTGGCATTGCAGCAACTGTTGATCAGGTGTTGGTTTGTGATGGTGGTGAGCTTGATAAGGCAAATATTGTTTTTCAAAATGGTACTGATACACTTGACACTGTAATTACAGCAACTTCTGGTGCTAAAAAAACAGTGGCGGACTTTCTAATTCAAAATGGTAATAGTTTTGAATTTCTTACAGTTAATGATGCATCTGAATTTGACAACTAATAATTTATAAAATGAGTATATTCGATTTAACTTATGCATTTCAAGAATTCTCATCGAGAGTTGTTCAAATGGTAGATATTAAACCCAAAGTTGATGTGGGTTTTTTAAACTTTTTCGGCCAACGAGTTGAAAAAACGAAAGGGTTTAACTTCTTTGTAAGAAGGCAAAACCGAGATGTTGCTGTTGATATTAATCCTTACGAAAGAGGAAATATCAATTCTTTAAATAAAAGCACCAATAAGTTCTTCATTCCACCAACATATGATGAGAGCGTTGTTTATTCTGCATTTGATGAATTCAACACAATCATGGGTGCCACGGATAGCCGTGTTGACGGCGAAATTTATAGGCAATTAGTTGAAAAAACGGCTGCAGAAATGCAATTGTCATTAGATAAAATTGCCAGGCGAGAAGAATTGCAGCGTTCACAAGCTTTATTAGATGGCATTGTTACATTAAAAAATGGTGACAATATTGTATTTAATCGTAAGGCAGCTTTATTGGTAGCTTACAATGCATCATTTGGATGGGATGTTGAAACAGTTAATCCTGAAGCAATATTGATAACTTTGATTGAAAACATGATTAAAGAAGGATCTATTGATGCAACAACACCATTAAATGTAATTGTTGGTTCTGAAGCGTGGTCTGCATTTAAAACAAATCCGATAAGACAGAAAGAAGGTGATATCAAAGATCAAACCTTTATGTCATTATCAACTGGTGCCACAATGAGAGGATTAACACCACAGGGTTCTTATGCGGCTGGTAACTATCGTGTTAATTTTTGGGGTTATACTGGATATTTTGATGATCCTGATAATTCAGGCTTAACAACTCCATACATGCACCCAAAAAAGATTGTTGTATTACCAAATACTGTTCCTTTTGAAATGGTTTATTGTGGAACAAAAGGGTGGTCTGATGGTGATGGTTTAACAAAAAATGCAAGACCAAGAATTATCAAGGGCGCACGTAATTTCTATAAGGTTAGAAATATACGTGAAGTTTCTGAAGAAATGGGTGTTAGGTCTGCAGTTGTTGCATCACTAAGAGAAGTTGACAGTGTTGGAACAGCACAAGTTGTTGAATCTTAAAAATTGAACTATGAAAAAAGGCATAGTAATCGCATTAACATTAAGTCATAAAAACGGAAATAATATTTTACGTGATGGCGATAAGGTCACAGAAAATGATGTTGTAAATTTTGATCATCTTGTTAAGAAAGGTTTTATTGAGGTAGAAGGCAAACCATCAGATTCTGATGATGATGTTCCAAACATGACTTGGCTCAAAGATGATTTGAAGGCTAAATGCGATGAGCTTAAAATCACATATGAATCTTCTGATAATAAAGAAGATTTATTGGAAAAGATTGAATGTGTTTTAAATCCTGAATAATGGGATCAATCAAAGATTTGGCAATAGCTAATGCAAGGGAAATACTTAATGGTGGGTTCAGTGATGAGCTCACCATTAAGCCAAAAAACTTGGATCCTGTAACAATTAACGGATTAACCACAAGGCATAGCCAAGGATTTGACTCTGAAGGATTACCAACAATTGGTGATAATGCACACTGTTCTTTTTCAGAAAAAGATTTAAACGACTTAGGCATTACAACAAGGGATGCAAAAGGTAATTTGAATATTAAAGATTGGAAAGTTTCATTTCCTGATGCAATTTCAGTTAGTGATTATAGGATAAGTGAAACAATGCCTGATAATACATTAGGTTTAATTAGGGTAATACTTTCGATTATATGAGCTTTATACAGGGGATAATTGAAGAAGCAAATTTTGAATTGATCAGATCTAGAATTGCATCTATATTGACAGATGAATTTGCAAATCAGATTGCATTAAATCAAACAGCTTTAAATGCTGAATTAGCAAAGCCAACACCAGATCCTGTTATTGTTGCACAATTAGAATTGAATTTATCAGCATTACCATCAAAAGTTTGGGAAGAAAGATTCAGAAGGCCGGAACCGAATGAATATTCAGAAGAACCATTGGTTAATGTCATTTTCACAAACTCACCATTGAATGAATTATCAAGTGTTTCTAGCCAAATAGGTGATTGTGTTTATCCGATTGAGGTATATGCAGGATCCAAAGCAGCAGAAAACGAAGATGATTTGCCTGGTGATCAAGTTGCATCAATTAAGCTTCAAAGATGTTTGGCAATTATTAGAGCTATTATCATGAATCCAAATTATCAAAGTTTAGGATTTGATTATAAAACTAGTCCTGTTGGAAAAGTTAATGCTAATAGTTTGCAAATAGGTCAACCGGATGATGGTGGTGACAATGCACAGAATGGGATCAGAGGACAGATAAATATTCAGGTTAAGATATCAGAAACAGTTGAACAAATTACAGGTGGATCTTTAACCCTTAGTGAAACCACTTTCAAACTGTTTGATTCAGAAAAGGGTTATTATTGGACTAACGAATCAAATTAATTATGGCAGCAATAAGCACATCAGTAGATTTGAACAGGGTATCAGCTATAGTTGGTTATGAAATACAAGCCACATTAGAAGGTATTAAAGCGGGTAATTTACCGCAAAGAATCGGAGTTTTGGCAGAAGCCAATTCATTAAACCAGTCAGGATTACCAAATTCATTAAACTTTACTACTTCAAAAGAAGTTGGTGAAATAATGGGTTATGGTTCACCGGCATATCAGATTGCACGGATATTAAGACCAATATCTGGTGATTTGCTTGGTGGTATTCCTACGGTTATTTATCCAGTTGTTGAAGATGGTACGCCAACGGTTACAACATCAACAATAGCCATCACTGGCACTGCATCCAAAACAGCAACACACAAATTGATTATCAACGGACGCGAACAGGTTGATGGTGCAAATTATTCTTTTGTTGTTGAAAAGGATGATGCACCTGCAGCAGTTGCACAAAAGATAATTGATACAGTTAATGCAGTACTAGGTGCACCAGCAATTGGAACTTTGTCAACAAATGATGCTGTATTAACCTCAAAATGGAAAGGTTTAACATCTGCAGAATTGAATGTTGTAATTGACCAACAAGGAGAGGCAGCAGGTTTAGATTATGCAGTTGTTAATGTTGATGGTGCCGGAACACCTTCAATTGCAACAGCACTTGGAAATCTTGGTGATGAATGGACTACATTGTTAATAAATGCAATTGGTACGGACACAACAACACTTGATGCACTTGAAGGTGTCAATGGTGATCCAAATGCCAAAACAGGACGATATGAACCAACATTCTTTAAACCTTTTGTTGCTTTGGTTGGGTCCACATTAAGCACGTTAACCGGATTAACTGCAATCACAGATGCAAGAAAATCAGAAGTAACAAATGCAATTTGCCCTGCACCAAATTCAACTGGATTTAGTTTCGAGGCACCAGCAAATGTTGCATTCATTTATGGTAAGATTGCACAGGATACACCGCAATCAGATCCAATTAATCAATTGTATCCTGATATGCCAACACCAGATGATATTGGTGAATTTTCAGATCCGTCAAAGCGTGATCAATTGGTTAAAGTCGGATCATCAACTGTAAAGATTAATTCAAGCCGTTATCAAATTGTTGATTTAGTTACAACTTATCATCCAGATGAAGAACCAGCTACAGCAACATTGTTTAGATGGGTTCGTGATTTGGTTGGATTAGATTGGAACATTAAATACTCTTATTCATTAGAGGAAGAAATTTTTGTTGTTGGTAAAACAATAATTCCAAATGGAAAAACTGTTTCAGCAGCGAACACAATTTCACCAGACAGATGGAAAGCAAGGTTGAATGGTTTAGCTGATGAATTAGAAGATCGTGCATTAATTGCAGATGCAAAATTCATGAAGGAATCATTACAGGTGCAAATAGGTGAATCAAATCCAAATAGATTTGAAACAACCTTTAAGGCTCAAAGAACAGGCATTGCACGTGTACTTGCAACCACTAATCAAACATTATTTAAATTTGGAGGATAAGAGCTATGATAAAAGCAGGTGATTTAAAAGAATTATCATGTGAACATACTGAACTTGGTTCAAGAGTATTCGAGCCAAAAAGCGGTGAAGATCATAACATGATGCCCGGAGGTTTTAAACAAAATGATGATGATGGTAACATTACATCAGCAGGGCAGCGAATAGGACAACAAAACCGTTATCCTTGGTCGTTAGAACCAACAATTGGAGCAATTGAAGGTGATATTGATTACTTACAAGCATGTTCTGAAAGCTCATTGGAGGGCCAATGGACAGCAGTATTCGCCAATGGTGAGACGCGCACCGGTCGCGGAATGCCTGTTGGAGATTTGACGGAAAACAGAAACGCAGGTTCAATTGGCTTTAAATTGGCCGGATCTGGAAGATTTGAATTAATTTAATACAATTACCCCATGGAAAAACAGTTGATTAATAAACAGAATGAATTGCCAAAAGGAGCTGTGATGGCAAAAGAAGTTGCTGAAAAAGAATTAGAAGCGTGGTTTGATTATAGACGCGTAAAAGAAAAGGTACGTAATAACCCTGATGAAAATTTGGGTTATGACGTTACCAGAGAAGCTTTAGTTGATGGATTTATGTATGGTTTTTTAAGGTTTGATTCAGAAACAGGTGTTTTAATACAGTCATTAGAATGGCCTGTTGAAAATGAATCAAAAGAAGTGATATTAAAAGAGTTAAATTGGAAGCCACGCATTAAAGAGCGCGAATTAACAGAACCAATGAAGGGTGTGAAAGCAACGGATACTAATGGACGTATGAAAGCATATATTTCAGCTTATACTGGCGTAGTAAAAACAAAGCTTGGTGCATTGGATTTGGCTTCAGATTACGCATTGGCACAGTCAATTAATACATATTTTTTGCTATAGAGAGATATGAACTTGATAATGTTAGGGCTGTTATTGGCTTGCAAATGCACATGACGCCCTGGCAAATATCAAATTTATATCTTGATGATCTGGATATGTATGGCATCTATTGGTGGGCATCTAAAATAGATGAAGAAAATTCTAAAATTAAACCTAAAAAATAAATTCTGATATGGGTGCAACATATACAGCATCAGCAGTATTTAAGGCCGTAGACAAAGTGAGTGGCATTATGTCCAAAATGTCACGTTCAACACAGTCATTTGCAAAAAGATCCGAATTAGCTTTTGCACGCATTGAAATGCAATCCAGAAGGCTAACGAAGCGATTTAACAAATTAACAGGTGTTGTTGGGAAACTTGGTTTAGGCTTTGGTGCATTAATGATTGCACAACAGATTGCAATAGCAAACACAGAACTTGATGCAAGCCTTGCAAGCTTATCAGCCATAACAGGAAAAACTGGTGAACAATTTGTTGCATTTGAAAAACAAGTTGACGCCGTTTCAAAATCACAAAAAGCCTTTGCAGGAGACACTGCAAAGGCTTTTGAGGTTGTGGCAAGTGCACAGCCAATACTACTTGAAAATGCTGATGCTTTAGGAAAAGTAACAGAAGCTTCATTGATATTGGCAAAAGCATCAGGTGATGAACTTGCACAATCAGCTTTATCATTAACCGGTGTAATGAACCAGTTCAATCTGGAAGCAAAAGATTCATCAAGGGTAATGAATGTGTTAGCTGCAGGATCTGTTGCAGGTTCTGCAAATATTTCAAACGTTGCTGCATCAATGAAAAACTTCGGTGCTGTTGCAAATGCTGCAAATATATCTGTTGAAAAATCCGTTGCATTAGTTGAAGTAATGGGATCCAAATCAATCTTCGCTGAAGAAGCAGGAACAAAACTACGCGGTGCAATTTTAAAACTTCAAAAAGCTGGCGTTGGTTATGAAAGTGGATTATTCAACATTAATGATGCATTGACAGAAGCAAAAAGCAAACTTGATACTTTTGCAACTGCACAACAAAAAGATGCTTTTCTATTAAAAACATTTGGGGCTCAGAATATAACAACAGGTCAGATATTATTAGGCAACATTGCAAAGTTTGAAAGTTTAACAAAAGCAGTTACAGGAACAAATACAGCATTTGAACAAGCTGATATAAAATCAAACACATTGCAGAATCGATTAACTGAAGTGCAATCTGCATTTAAAAATGCTGTAACATCTACCAATTCAGAAAATCAAGCATTAGAAAGTTTAAAAAAGATATTAGTGTTGGTTGCTGATAATATGGATAAAATAATTGCTACTGTAATATTGGCTGTAAAAGCGTTTGTTTTATACAAAGCTGTTGTTATAGGTGCGATTGTTGCGCAAAAAGCACTATTAGCAGTAATTGCAATTGCAAAGTTTGCAAAGTTTATAAAAATCATCATGCTGATGGCTAAGGCTAAAGGAATATGGACGGCTGCACAATGGGCGTTAAATGTTGCTTTAAATGCAAATCCAATTGGTTTAATTATAATTGCAATTGCAGCTTTGATTGGTATTGTGATATTAGTTATTAAGAAGTGGGAAACATGGGGTGGTGTTATATCATTAATGATGGGGCCGTTGGGATTTGTCATTTCATTAATACAATCATTCAGGAAAAATTGGGATTTAGTAAAGGCATCATTTTCACAAGGTGGAATGTTAAAGGGATTAATAACAATTGGAAAAGTGATACTAGATGCAATCTTACTTCCTATTCAAAAAGTGCTGGAATTACTTGGAAAAATACCGGGCTTAGATATTGCATCAACCGGGGCGCAAAACATTGAAGCTTTTAGGAATCGATTGTTTGAACAAGAAAGAGCATTAACGGGTGATCAGGAAGGATTGCAAACAACAAATGCAACAGTTGCACAGGAAAACATTAAAAGAGAAGAACGGATAAGCAAGCAAACAGCAACGCTGAATATTAATAATAACACTGGATTGAATACATCACTGGATAATCCACAAGGTGCAGCAATTCAACTATCAACAACAAACTGATATGCTAAACAATACTTTATTTGAAGATGGTAATGGGGGTCAATTGGTATTGCGAAACAATGAAATTTTGCAAACAAGATCGCTTGCAACGCTTGCATATATTTTAATGTTTGGCGGAAATGTCAATGCAAGTACACAAAAGGAAAATGCACCAGGTGAATTAAAGTATGATTGGTGGGGCAATGATCCTAATTTACCTTCAGAGACATGGATTAATTCAAAAACAGAAAAAACATTAAGGGGGATTGAATTAACAAGCAGCACAAGGTTTACGATTCAACAAGCTGTTCAAGATGATATTGCATCATTAAGTCAATATGGTGAAACAAGTGTTGATGTATCTTTTGTATCTTTGAATAGAGTGAAAATAGTTATTACAATATCAGAACCAAGTATTGTTAATGATAGTCGCTTAACACTTGTTTGGGATGCAACGAGAAATGAAATAATTGAAAAAAACATACTATAATGGGTGTACAAATTCCAACATTACAAGAATTAACAGATCAGATTTTAAATGATATTGCAACAGAATTTGATGTTGATGTTTCTGAATTGGGCACAACTTACACTGTACCTGCAAAAGTGCAAGCTGCATTAATATATCAACAATATTTAGCATTAAGTGGTGTTCAGAAAAATATCTTCTATGATCTGGCTGAAGAATCAGTGTTGATAAGATACGGTGAAATAATACTTGGAAGAAGACCAGCACCTGCAGAAGCTGGTGAATACAATGTTGAAGTTACCGGGCAAGTTGGCGCCACTATTCCTGCAGGTACGCAATTCAGGGCCAACGATGATACATTGGCGGCTGGTGCATTGTTTATTGTGGATTCTGATTTTGAATTGTTATCAACAACTGACACATTATCAATACGCGCATTAGAAGCAGGTACAGATTCAGCATTGGTTGTTGACAATGAATTAACAGCAACGGCACCAATTGTTAATGTGAATAGTGAAGTAATAGTTACATTAATCACAAAAACACCAGTTGCTGCAGAATCGATTAGTAATTACAGAGCAGATGTTATTGAACAGGCACAAATTGAACCACAGGGTGGAAGCCCTGGTGATTATCGTTTATGGTGTTCAGAAATACCAGAAATAAGAAATTCATTTGCCTATGCAAAGTTTGGAAGTCCTGGTGATATTGAAATTTACATTGAAGCAACAGCAGAAAACACAGCACCAGCAGAAATAAGAGGTGTACCAACACAGGCAACTATTGATGAAGTTTATTTGAATAATGGTGTGGATCCGGAAAGCGGAATTGTTGTAATTAATCCAATAACAGGAAAAGGAAGAAAGCCAATAGGCGTATTTACAATTAATCCATTACCAGTTAACCCAATTAAAGTTGATTTAAAATTCACTGATTTATCAGATGAATCTATTGCACCAACAATAAGAACAACAGTTGATGCATTGTTGTATGAAATAAGGCCATTTGTTGCGGGTGCTGATTTAGCAATTAATAAAAATGATACTTTAACAATTGGGCAAATTATCGCTGCAGTAATAACGGTGTTAGCTGGAACAGGTATCACATACACAAATTTATTAATGGATGTTGATGGAACTGAGGTTTCAATTTTTCAGTTTTTATTAGGCAATTACCCATATTTAGGTGAAATTAGAAATAACGGAAATCCAATATAATGGTTGATGTAAGTAAGCAAATAAAAGAACTAAACAAACAACTTTACCCAACAGGCCGTGCATGGGGTTATGTTCATGGATCGGAACAATCCGAAACTATTGTAACACGTTTCGTTGATGGGATAGGCAATCCGTTCGTTGATGGGTTGGGCAATGCTTTTATTCAAACATTTGGATCAGAAGCATCACCATCAAAAAGATTGGTCAATGCATTTCTAAAATCACATGAAAGATACTATGTTGATTTGCTTTCATTACTAAATGAGCTATTAGCAGATAATGATGGCTTTGATGCTATTGATGCTAGTAATTGGGAAAGAGTGTTTGGTTTAATTTCAACAGGCTTAACATTAGATGAACGTAAAGCGAATATATTAAGAAGACAAGCATATCCATCAGGCGTTGAAGAACGTGGTAATTATTTATTAATCCAGGATGAATTGCAAAAAGCAGGATTTAATGTTTACCTAACAGAAAACAGATTTGCAGACGGTGCAGGATGGGAAGTACAAACACCAACTTTGCCATTTACACTTTGTGCTAATTACATTGATGAATCATTAGATGCAACTTATTTTGACAACATTTTTTCATCATCAGAAATGGGTATTGCAGAAAGTGGTGTTGCAGAAATGGAATTTTTGGAACAACCACCAACAGACATTCAACTACGACAAACATTTTTCATTGGGGGGTCATCTTTTCCTAGTACTGTAAATGTAGCATTAGTAAGAAAGGATGAATTCAGACAATTAATATTAAAATTAAAGCCGGCTCAAACAGTGGCATATTTGTATGTAAATTATATTTAAACGATATGAGAAAATTAACAGCTGCACAAAACGTTAATGCACCGAATGCTGATTATCCAAAAGGAAGAAGCAGAGATAAAACAGTAACCGAACCTGGTACAATATTTTCGGAAATATTGGCCGGTGATATTATTCAATTTTTTCAAAAATTGATAATAAGCGCATCAATAACAGAAAATGATTTACCTGATAATGTTACGAACGGGTATCAATTATTTGAAGCTTTGGTATATGCTATAAATGAGAATTTAAATGATAGCGGATGGATTGACTTATTGCCCAGCGAAAAAGTCAACATGGTAGACGGCAAAGCAAAGCAAGTTGGAAAGGTGATAACTATAAAAGCCACATTTGATGTTACAGATCCAACAGGTGGAAGTATTACAATTTTTACATTGCCAGAAGGTATTGATGCGCCTATTATTGATGGAGTTGGAATACCTGGCTCAGCAGTTCAACAACAACAACTTGGTTCACCTGTACCGCCTGTTGTAGTTAGAGCAAACAGTGATGGATCTTTAAGAGCAGTTCAAATTGAGGATTTTGTAACTGCAAAGACATACGGTTTATTTATAACATATGTTGTATAGATATGATAATAAGGAATAAATATATACCATTTAAAGGTTTTGATAGGATTGCAATTTATCCTTTCATATTCATCAAAACTAATTGTGTTTTAACTAATGAAAAGTTAAGGCATGAATTAATACATATAGAACAGCAGAAAGAAATGATTGCATTAGGGGTTTTAATGGCTGTTTTATTGACTTTACTATTTGGATTCAATTACTGGTATGTATTAATAGCTTTAGGCTTGTTTTATGGGGTCTATATTGTTAATTGGGTATTTGAATTGATTAAGATTCCATTTGAAGATAAAGAAGCATACAAAGATCTGTTATTTGAAAAGGAAGCAAAGCAGAATGAGAAAAACATTAATTACTTGAAGAATCGAACCCGCTTCGCGTGGATAAAATACATTTGATATGTTAGATCAAGAATTATTTGATGGTGAAGTAAGAACAACAATTGATGATGATGAAAATTTATCATTCAGACGTGCAAATCCTGCATCACCTGGAAGCCGTGTAATATCATGGGCAAATTTTAAAAATTTATTAAGAACTTTATTTGTTGATAAATCCACGGATCAAATCATAGATGGTGAAAAAACATTCAACACATCACCAAAGGTGCCGGATCCAACTGAAGATTTGGGTTCAGTAAATTTAAGAACATTAAATGCTGCAGCCGCAAACACAGGACAGAAGGCGGACATATCAACCGGTGTTGTTTTTGGCGGCGAAATATCATTAAATGTAGATCCAACAAAAATAGATATTGAAGCCGGTGAAGCTTATGTTGTTAATTCATATACAAACCCACAAAACACGACATTTGTAAAATTAACATGGGCAAAACAGATTGGTATTTCAATAACTAATATTAATACTCAATTAATTACTTACATATGTGTTAAAGATGATGGGACCGGGAACCCTGAATTTCTGCAATCACCATCAACACAAACAACCATTGAAAGCAGATCCGTTGTAGAATTGGGTTTAGCTGTTCATGATAATTTATCAACAGTTTCAAAAGTCACATCCTTTGCAAATAGGACAAAGGATATTGATTTAAAAATATTAGATTTTAGCGTTGCTTTTGGCCGTATTAATGTGCAGGGTGGAAATGAATACACTTTCAATGGTGCAAATTTACAGATCAATAAATCTGCAGGTCGCATGTTTGGTCCTGGCGCTAATTATGGCAACAGCAAAGAGGATCCAAACTACATCAACTCACCAGCAGAAACAGGTTTAATATTCAAAACAGTTTATAATAATTCAGGAACACAGGTTGGAGAATCAAACACTGTTGATACTAGTAATTATAATCCACTTGGAGAAGGTGGTTTGGTTCCAATACCTAGTAAATTATGGACAACTATAGGCATATTTTTTAGTCCTGAAACAGGTTTAACTATTCTTCATTATGGACAATATTTATATGATTCAGGTAAAAATGCAATTGATTCATGGAGGCGTGAAAAATATAAAATTGTGCCAGAATTATCAGGTGTTGCATTACGTGGTGTTATAGCAGTCAAAAGTGGTGCAACTGATTTATCAGATCCTGAACAGGCAAAGTTTATTGATCCGGGCTCATTAGGATTGTTAACAAATGAAAATATAAACACTTATTCACGATATGCAGAGCCGGTTGAATTATTAAATGGTTTATCAAGTTTTTCAGTAGATATTGATTTAATTGAATCAGGTGGTGTAATATATGCTGAAATAGAACGTGACGGTGGCGGTGATGTTGATTACGTATTCAATCAACGTGAATATCCATTAAATTGTACAACAGGACCAGGTACAGGAGGAAAAGCACGAATTGCACTAACAGCAGGACCAAGTGCAACAGTATCACAAACCAATTGGATTTATGCAATAAGAAGTGGTGATGTTGCAATATTGCAAGTTTCATCATCAAGACCAACAGGAGAATTTGCATACATACACTTATGCGAATTGCCAAATGTTGCCACGTTTTTAACTGATGATGCAGATTTAGAACAAAGATATAATGATGCCAAAAGTTTTGATGGTAGGTCAGCCGTTCAAAGATCTAGTGAATGGATCAGAACCAGAAGACCAGAATATGAAAATGGAATGGTGCAAACTGTTTCAATCAACACAACACCATCACCTGATTCTATTGATTATACACAATCTGTTGGATCTGCATGGCAAAAACATCTGCAAGCAAACGTTCCTGAATTACAGGTAAGTGTTGATGGAATAAAAATTGCGAACCACCCAACAACACCAGGTTTAAAGGTTACTGATTTAAACTCTGTTGAATTATTGCAAGATAGTGCAGGAAATTCACTTAGTGGTGCGTCATTCAATTGGGTTATATGGGTTAGTGTTGGGTATAAAGGCAATTCAAAGCTTTGGATTAATTTACCAGAATCAGCAGATTCATCTGATGCTGCAGCAGTATCAAAACAAAATAATGGTGATAGATCAATTCCGAAAAAATATAAAAGTGTAGGGGTATTGGTTGCATCTTTGCCATTTAAACATTCACCATCAGGTGGTGGAACTTACACAAACTTAGCTGCAACGTTATTATCAAAACAGGTAATTGATATAAGGGGAGAAATGCCCGGTTCAAATACTGGTGGAACATCAGGAACATCAATTGTTAATGAATTTTTAGATTCATTATTCAGAATAATATCAAATACAACAGGGTTTAAACTTAGGGCCATATTAAATGCTTTTACTGCAGACAGAAATATTGAATTTCAAGATAAAGATGGCACGGTTGCAATGTTGGATGATATTGGAGCATCAACGCCTGAGTGGCCTTTAAACGCTGTAACACCTTTGGATAGCTCAAACTACGCGCCTGACTTAGCAAAAAGCGACGTAGACGACAAAGCAGTGGTGAACGGCACCACTGAATTAAATTTCATTACACCTATCAACGTTTCAACTACAAAAGGCCGAAAGAAATACATTGTTATTGATAATAGCGCAAATAGTTCTGATATTGATGCTATTAACTTTACAGGGTATAAATTTATTGATGGGTACATACCTCAAAAAATAGCAGCAAATAGTAATGATAGCCTTATAATTGAGATATTTAATAACTTAGGCGTCGTCAATGCAAAAGTTATTTCGAATAAATTGGCATCTGTAGAGAAGCCATTTTCAGAAACAATTTCTATTGCAGAATTATTAAGTCATTCACTAAATTACACGCAAACTACCATATTAAATATAATTAAAGGAACAGGTGTATTTATTGGCGGAACTTATCAGGTAGTAATAACAACAGACGGTAAAGCTATTAATTTCAGCAACGACTTTATTATATTTAATAATGACTATTCATCGCTAGATATAGGCGAGTATTTATTTGTGTTCGCTTACTTGCCTGATGGAAGGATAGGTGCTAGTATATCTGCAACATCTTCTGATGAAATACCGCCAACAATCACAGGCTTTAATGACACAGGATTGAATCTAAGTATATTAGTTAATTTTAATGAAGGTATATATGGCGCTGACGATGGGTTAACCCCCATTGATGCAGCGGATTTAATTGTTACTAATTTCGTAGCAAGCGGAGCCACAGCTGTATCTATTGCAAGTGTTGAAAAGTCAGCAGGGGGGGCATTGACAGGTGGTGAAACTTCAGTAAAATGCAATCTATCAATTACAGGTACGGCAGATGGTACGGAAACCTTCCAGATACAGCCAGCAGATGGAGTGAGCGTATACGACAAAGCAGGTAATGCAATGTTAGCAACCGAAACAACTGGAACTATTACACTTAACGTTGGCTTAACAACACTAATAGATAAAACATTTGAAGATCTAACGGGGTGGACGGCTTCAGCAGTTAATCCAGAAGATAGCGCAGAGATTGCCGACGATTCAGGCACAAATAAGTTATTTTTAGACTATCAAAGTCTTGATCTAAACGGCCCAGTTGCATTTAAAACTGGAATTTTTACCGTTAACGATACAATTAAAATCACCGTTGAGGGGGTTAATCTAGTACAGGGTAATTTAGTTGTATTTGTTGGCGCATCAAGTGGCGCTGATTTCAGTTCTAATATTACTACAAATGGCACAACAGTAATTGATAATATCGACACAACAGGTTTCGGAGGTGATTATATAATTCTAGGAACTAGAAAGAATCAGGCTAATATTGACACAGGTTACATTCGTAGAATAATAGTAGAAAAGTATTAATTATGATGTTATTTTTTCAACAACTAATATCAGGGGGTGGTAGTCAACCAGTGCCACCACTGATCGAATCAGTTTTTGACACTGATTTTATAAATAGCATTGTTTATTCGCAAGAAGCTGACTACCAAATAAGGTCAGCGGCTAGTGAGTGGCGTTTTCAATACTCAGGCACATACTTAGGATTGAAAGTTAAGCCAACCGCATACAATACTTTTCCGCAATGGTCACAAATCGCAATTATAATAGATGGTGTATATTGGAGCTTCGAAAGCTTCAGTGATGAGACGCTGCATGAAATTACACTACCATCAGGAAATAAAACTATCGAATTAATTGAGGGCTTAACGAGTAAACCTACTACTATAATAGGGACATTTTTAACTGATGTAATACTTGATTCAACTAAGTTTACAAAAATTAATGAAACGACAGTAAGTGAAAAACTTTTATTTTTAGGGAATTCAATTACTGTTGGAGCAAATGCAACCATCCCAAGTACACAAGGATATGCACAGCTATTTAAGTACGAAAACAGTAAGCAAATAGGGATATTAGGTTATGGATATGGTAAAGTGAAAGATTTTGGCGAAACACAACAAAAGAGGGACGATGTTGTTGCCGATATTGTTGAAATGTTTTCAAATGTCACAACAACTAAAAAGTTAATCATATCTTTAGGTACTAACGACGGCGCTTTGGATGGTACAACAGGAACAACATTAAGACCTTGGTATGATGCTTTACTTGATGATATTAACGCGGCTGATAGTTCTATACAAATATATTGTATAACTCCAATTATACGTAGTTCAGATGGGGCTTTATATGATGGCATTAGAAGTGAGATAACAGCCTCCGCAAATGCAAGAGCTTATTCAACTCCAATAGATGGCAAATCTATTTTAACAACAGGAGACTTAGCCGATGGTGTTCATCCGACTGTAGCCGGGCATAAAAAGTATAAGGACGCTGTTGAATTGGTCATATTGCCTTAGCCTAGATGTTGATTTGATGGTAGTTTATGGTTCTGTTGATTCAACATTGGTAGATGTTAAGCCAACAATTACAAATATTTAATACATTTACATATTTAAATCATATAAATAAAATGAAAGTAATACCAGGAGTAAAACCAATGAGATGTACATGTGGTGATGATGAGGAAGAAAAAGACACGGAACCAGTTAAACCACCGCCAGGTAAATAATGAAATTTATTCTTAAAAATATAATAGCTCTGTTGTTGATTCTGATATCATGTTTTTCAGAATTTACGGTGGAGCTATTTGCAAATTTTCCACATAGCATGATTGATGGATATAAATACACATATGGTGAATTCATTTATTATTTTATCATTCAACTTGCTTGGCTCATCGCAGTGATTCATATATATAAAATAACTAAAAACAGAGAATCAAAAATATTGTTTTTAGGTTTATCGATATGGCACACAATGGAATTGATACAGGAATTCAATTCACTATTTAAATTAAATATAGAGTTTCTAAATAAGTCTGATTCAACAGCTAGTGATGTTATGCAAATTATATTCATTACTTTAGTGACATTAGTAATTTACCTTGCACACACGAAATGTACATTATTATTCCGTTTATTGGCGCACTCATTGTTGCTTTATTTGCAGGGATTACAACGTATAAAAGTGAAGTTGAAAAAGAAGTTAAATTAATTGAAATACGAAGAAAAATAAAATCGGGTGAAATGGATGATAAACTAATTGAATTCATACAGGATACAGAAAGGCGGTTTGGTGATCTTGAATTGAATAATGAAAAAAGGTTTAATAAGTTTGAAAAAAGCGTTTCTAATATTATTAACGGATTTAAAGAAGAAATTGTAAAAACCGTTAAAGAAGAAGTTGTGACAATAATTGATGATAAATTAAGAACTCGAGAATCAAAGAAAATAAAAGGTTTGAAAGCCTTTGCAATTGGTATTGCTGCATTTTTAATAACTGTTGGATCAAATATTGGGGTTGGAATTGTTGTTTATAAATATCAAAAAAACTACGACATAAAGGTTGAACAAAGTCAATCAAATACAAACCGCACTTATAAAGACTAAAATCATAAAACATGGCAGACATTAAAACAGCATTAAAAATCACATTCCTGCATGAGGGTGGATACGTGTTTGATCCAGATGATCCAGGTGGTGAAACATTCAAAGGAGTTGCAAGAAAATCCAATCCAAATTGGATCGGTTGGAATTATCTTGATGAGATGAAAAGTAATAGTGATTTTCCAGAATGTTTAAATGATAATAGAAGATTGCATGATGCTATTGTTGATTTATACAAATCAAATTATTGGGATCGTGTAAAAGGTGATTCAATAGAAAACCAATTGATTGCAAACAAAGTTTTTGATATTGCAATTAACATGGGACCAGGCACGGCTGCAAAACTATTGCAATTAACATTAGATGTAACTATTGATGGCAGGATAGGAAATCAAACATTAAATGCATTAAATGCGGCTAATTTTGAGTTATTTATGTCTGAATTTCGTTTAGTTATCATTTCGCGTTACATGGCTATATGTAAAAATCGTTATAAGTCGCGAAAATTTTTGTATGGTTGGATTAAAAGAGCATTATCATGAGCATATTTACAAAAATATTTTCTGGAGAAGGAACCAGCATCATTAATTCTGTTGGTGGTATATTGGATAATCTTGTTACAACAAAAGCAGAAAAGCAAGAATTATCCAATGAAGAAGCGAAAGCGGAACGCAATTTCATTCTAGAACAAAAGAAACTAGGCATCAAAGAGCATGAAATGTATTTGCACGATGCTCAAAATGCACGAGATAATGAAACAAAGCGTGATACATCAGAGCATTCAAGTTGGTTGAGTAAGAATATACATGAAATAATTGCATTAGCTGTATTTGGGGCTTGGATAACATCATTATTTGTGAAAACGGAAGTTTCTTCTGATGATATTATGCCAATAATGTTAATGGTTGGCGGTTATCTATTTGGAAGAACAAAACCACAATCTTAACTTTTTATTTATCTATAACAGAAAAAGAAATTAAAGATCTGTTTTTTTATGGGTTAGTGGATGATTAGCCGCGTGTGATTTATTGCACGTGGCTTTTTTATGCAATTCATGTTGCACAACATATAATCAAAATATTGCAAATTCAGTTGCATTGTTATATTTGCAAAAAGCTAATAATTAAAACATAAACATGACAGAACAAAAACAACCAACTGCAGAAGAAGTTGCAGCTGCAATTGAAGTAAAATTTGCAAAAGAAATCGAAATGATCATGAATGGTGAAAAAGCACTTTCATTTAGTTCATTATCACAATTCATGGAAAGTCCGAAGCATTTCAAAATTTACAAAACCGCAAAACAAGAAGCAACAAAAGCCATGGAAGAAGGGAAGATGTTTCACATGGCATGTTTGGAACCAGAAGAATTTAAGAAAAAATATTATATTCTTGATGATTCTGAAATTATTGAAGAATTAAAGAAAAAAGGAGCTAAAAACCCACGTGCAAAAAATGAGTACAAAGAATGGTTGCATCAAACTGAAGAGAAAAATTCAGGGCGCGAACATATTGATGCAGATTTATATGAAACATTCATTGCAATGGGAAAAGCATTGAATGCAAATCATGCATCAGGTCCATTGATGGCTGCATTAACTGAAAAGGAACAAGGATTCAAGTTCATGCATCATGATCAGCTGTTGGTTTCAGGAAAGATTGATGGATATGGAGTTATAAAAGAAAATAATACAATATATGAAGCCGGTGAATTTACTGCAGATCTTAAAAAAGTTGCAGATGCACGTTTTGCAAAGCTTAAATGGAAGATTAAAGATTTAAGATATGATGTTCAGGGCGTTATATACAACAAAGCAAAAAGCATAAAACGACATTATCTTATTTGCATTGATATGAATTGCAACATTACTGTTATTCTAATATCAAATGATGCATGGGGCCGTGCAGATGAGTGTTTTCAAGATGCAATGGAAAGATTCATTGATTGTGCAGAAACAGATCAGTGGGATGCATCATATGAATTTTGGTCACAACAAGCTTATCAAATACTATAACCATGGATAAATACGCGAATAAAATAATAATGGCCATTGTTTTATTATTGGCTTTTGATCTTTGGGGAGTACATGCAAAATTGCTTTATCAATTGAATCCTGATAAGGTTGGAAATATTGCATCAACATTTTCATATGTTGCAATGAATGAAAACACTATTACAGCAATGTTGTTTGCGCTTGTATTTGCTTTTGTTCCTGTTCTGGTACTTACTACCATTTCACCAAAGTTAGAGCAGTATTGGTTGTTTGTATTGCTTTTTGCATTATTCGATGGTGGTGCATGGTTTATTTATTACAATAAAACTGCAATTGCACATTTTGAAACATATGGTGCAGGGTATTATGGATTGTTTGTTGTATTCATCGTTGCAAGTGTTGGATTTATCCGGATGCGACTGGAAGAACTTGAAGAAAAACAACCGGATAAACAAATGCAATTCCGAACACAGGAACAACAACAGAAATTAAGAAATGATGCACAATCTAATCTACCAAATAATCATCATGTTGATACCTCTTTTGTAAATGAAGAATTCATTAGTGATACCTTCAGGAAGATGGAAGAAAAAAAAGTTTTTCACGTGAGTAAGCCGGCGATAATAAACAATAGTAATGATGATAAAATAATTACAGATGAAGATAAGATTGTGATGTTGTTAAATGATAATTGGGCACAAAAAGATATTGCCGATTCATTAAAATGGCACCCATCTAAAGTAAGTAGAACCATAAAAAAACTAAAAGAGAATGGAAGAATTGAAACCTGAAAATTATGTTGCTAAAACTGAAATCAATGAATTATCCTGTTATGGATGCGCCTTTGATTCAGAAAATCACTTTTATAGCTGCACACTTACCAAAGAAGAAAAAACAAAAATGATTGTAAAACATGGTGATTGTATTCCTAATCGCTATATTTACACTCTCATAAACGCTAAAAGCGTATAGTTTCTTTCATGAAACGTGTTTTAGATTATTACACTAAAAAGGTGCATTCAAATGTGGATGCACCTTTTTTTTATATCAATTTTTAAAAAAATAATACCAAAACACTTGCACTGTTTTAAAATGTCATTACATTTGCTGATGTAATAATTATTAAAACGAAAATCATGAAAGTTGTATTCATTGAAAACAGGCATTGGAAAGCTTTAAACCGCTTATTGCAGTTATCAGAATCATTAGTTGAAATTTCAATTAAAACATACATCATTAATGAAGACTTCATTACTGGTGATGTAGCTGAATTATGCGATTATTTATCAGAAACACAATTGGGTGAATTGGCATTAAGGTTTGAGATTGAAACCGGTATTGGTTCAGGATCAATTGTTGATAAATTACAAAGCATCAGTTTTAAGTTTGTTGAATCTAATGAATAAGCTATGCAGATCATTCAAATCAGAATTGGTGATGTACTTTGCCAGTTTAAAAGCTTAACAAACATTGGTGCTGATTTTATACAGCATAGGATGATCCGAGAAAAAGCAACAGATGCAATGATCAAATCAATGATTAAAGCAAAGCATGTTGCATTGTATTTATCTAATTAAAAACAGGGCTGCATATCTTAATGTTTATTGCTCATTTTGAATTGTCCAAACCAAGGTGTGCAGCCCATTAAAAAACGCATATGACACAAGGCGAAGTAATCAAGCGAATTATTAAATCAAGAGGTTTATCCAATGCTGAAGTAGCAAGAATTGCTGGTATTGAAAGGATGTATATTACCAACATAACACAGGGTACATTGAAAGGCGGTAAAAAGTATGATGCATTGTTAAAAGCTCTTAATGTACCAAATCAAATTATCATGTTTAAAACTTTGGTAGTTGAAAATATTGAAGATCCTGCACAGAAAACATTAATGGAAAAGATTTATGCAGGAATGATTGCAGAACTTGATATTGTGTTTAACTGCAAAATTGATTGAATCAATGAAATACACAGTATTCATAAATCAGAAAGCAGTTATTGATAATGATTTTGATTTGGATTTTAATGATATGGCAATCTTTGACTTAATGAAGGATGCATCAAACGGTCCTAGAATTAAAAAAATGTTCTTTGATGATTGTACATATTATGAATTCAGATGGAAATGGATCATTCAACAATTGCCTATGCTAAAAATAAAGACAAGGCAGGGGATTAATAAAAGAATTCAAAAATTGATTGATGCAGAAATTGTTATTGGATATCCAAATAATAGTGCTGAAAACACTGCATTCTTTAGGTTTGGAAGAAACTATGAATTATTCATTTATGCTGATGCAAAACGTGTAAACAAAAACTTACAACCTGTAAACGAAAGTTACCAAACGTGTAAACAAGAATTTACACAACCTGTAAACGAAAGTTTACACAATAAGAAAATAAATAATAAGAATAATAAAACAAGTAAGTTTATTGCACCAACAGAATCTGAAGTAATTGAATATTTCAAAGAACATGGACAAACTGTTGAATTAGCAAAAAAGGCTTTCAAACATTATCAAATTGGTGAATGGCATGATGCCAATGGCAGGAAGGTAAAAAACTGGAAACAGAAAATGCATACTAATTGGTTTAAGGATAAAAAGACTATATTAAATCAAGGTTCTTTGTTTCAAGAATCAACAGTTTCAAATTATTCATTGACAGATGACTAAAAATAACTTAATTAGCAAAGAAGATTATATAAAGCCAAAGCAAAGCAGGTATTATGTGCCTAAGATAAATAAGAAGCTAACACAAAACGCTATGAATAAAACAACCAGATACATACAGACAATGAAACCACTTTATGGTGAAAAATATGTGGTTGAGGCAAATAAGGTATTAAACATTGCAGAATCAATTGAAACCCAATTTACAATGCAAGTTGAAGCACCTGAAGCGCATAAAATGGCAATCCGTGTAAATTCATATCTTGAACAAGAAGCAAAAGAATGTGGAACAAAGTTTAAACCGATTGATTATGAAGTTGTATTAAAGATTCTTGAAAAGAATAGAAATGTGTATAGGAATCTGTTGTTTTATTTTCGCGGTTATGAATCTGGTGCATACTCTGTTGATAAAGGGATATACATACATGGTGGTACAGGTTCAGGAAAAACATTAGTAATGCAGGTGTTTAAAGAGTACACAAAAAAATGCTTACAGCAAAATTCATTTAGAAAGGTTCAGTGTTCAGATATTTCTGATAAGGCAATTAAGCGTGGTATTGATGCAATGGATGAATTTATAAGAACACCTGTGACACATATTCCAATCAACATGTACATTGAGGATTTTGGGGCAAGTGCCAAACATGTAAAATGGATGGGAAACAACATTGAGCCAATGGGTGAGTTAATTATGAGGCGTTACCGGTATTATGAGAAGTATGGAACATTAACACATGTATGCACTAACATCAAGCCTGAAGATATATCAAAGCATTTTGATCCACGCGTTAGTTCAAGGATAAATAAGATGTTTAACTTTATTAATTTTCATGGTTTTGATTGGCGTAAGATTTAATTATTTACTAACGTCGGGCGGTAAATTCAGTTCAGCCCTGCATTTGAGGAACGAAAATGAATAAAGGGCTTAATTGGATTTAATGTTTGTTAGGATTACGTCCGATCGATCGACCACGAAAGTAAATAGAAACACCGCCCGACGTTAGGGCTTATTTTTAACATTGGGAATTTAAAATTTATATCATGAAAATATTTGGAAAACACATAAGAAGAGCAAAAACAATCCGAAAAATATTACAATCAAGGCCAGTAGATTATCAGTACTTTGATCGTTTATTGACAATATATGAATGCAGGCTATTCGGATTGTGTATTTATAGAACCACTCATTCGTTCGATAAACTTAAATATAAATTTATAAATGGAGATGTTAATAGTGAGAGAGGAACGAGCGATCGTATTAAGCCCTAACGGTTTGGTATATGAACTGAAATTAAAATTTTTTAAGCGATGGATGATTTAAATAAAGAACTAGCAATTTACAATGATAAAGTAGGTGAAATATTAGTAACTGAACAAGGGCAGAAGTTTAAGATACTCAGCCGAACTAAAACAACATTAACAATTGAACCATGCAGCGAATTATTATGCATAAAGGAATACAATATGGATAAACAACAGGAATTAACCACTTTTATAAAAGATGGTAAGATTGTGATCGAAACGAGCGGGTAGGCAATTTTAATTTTTGTTTATGTACCGTGTTGTATTGAGCACAGCGGCGTTTTAATGCAATACAACGGTTTGAATATGTTGCGTGGCGAATTAACCCACTTAAATAACAACGAAGCACTGACGTAGTTTTCTTTTCTTTTTGTGCGTTGGCAAACAATTTTAGAATAAAATTAAGTATTTACTGAAAAAAATTGTTAAAACACTTGCATTGCATTAAGTATATGCTTATATTTACACTATAATTAAAAACAAACAAGATGAATATACAGGCTAAAGAACTTAAAACAGGGATGACAGTAAGAAATGGATATTGGACTGTTGATGTTGAGAATATTACAGAAGGTAAGCTGAAAAACGGAAAAAAGACTTTTACTATAAGCGGTAAAGGCGTGATGAAATATACAGCAAGTAATAAAACTCGAAACTACGACTTAGTTGAATTTACTTTTAAGGAAAATACCAAAGTAGACGTAATATGAAAATACAAGAACTAAAAAAAGAAACTGGGCTAACTCAAAAAGACATAGCCCAGTTTTTTAACATGACTTACGGAGCATTTGCTAATAGTAGTGCAAAAGAACGCTATGAAAATGCACTATGTAATTTTTACTCCTTTTTGAGGGGAGAAAAAGAAAAGAAAACGGGCGAACAGCACGAACCTAACAACGAAGCAAAAAGCCAGCCATGCAATATATACGATGTTAGCTTTAGCGAGGAACGAGCGGAGGTTTGCACTTGTCAAGACCCTGAGAATGGTTTTAAAAGCAACGACTGCCCGATACACCATTGGAAGTATGATAATAGCTTATTTAAGCAAACTTAAAGCTAACGGTTACAGATATACACAGTTCGGATTAAATAACAATAACTTAAATAATAGATAAAATGAATGAAAATGCAGAAAATTCAAATGAAACTCAGGAATCCGAATTGGGTATATCTGATGTTAGAACACGTAATTTTATGATACGTGATAGAGCAAGATTAATGAAAGAAAGTTACACTAATTTAGGAAAAAGAGATACAGAATGGGAAAAAGAATATTACAAAGGAGTACTTACACTGATTGATGATATAATGAAATTGACTGAGTGATTATGTGTTCTAACTAGCTCTTACATACATTCCATATAAAAAGCAAGTAATCAAATAATTAAAACAGCATAATTGTGCAGTAAACTAATTTTTGAACAAAATAAAATGAACAAAATACAAACCATTTCAGACATC